TGATTATGATATATTATTGGTGGACAACTAATGGCTAGTGTAATTACATCGGTAGGTAAGGGTTCGTTAATAACCCAAGCAGAGCATGACTCTAACTTAGACATCATGACGGGGCTTAATGTCCTTGACGCAAATGATATAACAATTACAGATGCTCACCAAAACGCCACGGTCGAAATGACTAGCGCGAGTGCTAAGGACGTAACCCTTACACTTCTGTCAACGATCATAGCCGCGATAGATACAACTGACTTTCAGTTTACTATTTACAACTCAGGCGCAGGTACTTGTACAATCACCTGTAACGGTTCTGATTCAATAAATGGTGGCACAGGCGCATCTACGGTAGTTTTACTTGTAGACGAATCCGTAACATTTCAATCCGCTAATGTCGCTACTGAGTGGAATGTACTTGCGCCGGGGTTTAATTTAGCCACACGTACCGGGAACAATACATTTTCTGGAATACAAACTTTCTCTGGAACAATAGCCGGAGCTACGCCTTTTGTTTTAGAGGGGTCAACAGTAGATGGGAATGAACTTTCGATTGTTGTAACAGACCCTACCGCAGACCGCACTCAAACTCATCCAGATGCTAGTGGTGAATTTGTTATAAATAATGGTGGGGCGATAGTTCAATCAAAATTCACAGAAGATACGAATAACAGAAGTAGCACAAATAATTCATATGCCACAATGACCTCTGCTATTACATTAGACAATGATCTACAGAAGTCTACCCACAAAGTAAAGATTACAGTAAACGGAGTAATTGGGCATAGTGGTACTGCAAATGCAGTATGTGGACTTACTTTATACGATGGAAGCTCTACAGTACATAATGCGGCTGTAGGCGGTTTATGTATGGCATCAGCAGATAATAGCTCTCCTTCAACATGGACTGATAATTTTAATTTTACATTTGTTGATTCGCCCGGAACAGTCACCCCTAAAACGTATACGGTTTATGGAAAAGTTAGCGCGGGAACAATATATTTGGGGCGAAGGGGATCAGATACATTAATAGATACGCCTGTTTTACTGACTATCGAAGAAATAATCGCATTATGAGCAATCTTTGCGTTCTTGACGAAATCTCACCTGAGTTATCCTATGGTATTCGTCAATTATTCTTTCATGAAACCAAAACAAGAGAAGATGTATTAAAGCTTGAAGAAGAGATAAAAGACCTTCCTACTGCTTACGCAGGTAATCCTTACCCGTTATTTCATTCATTCGCAGACGGAATGTATACAAGAGAGATGCACGTTCCAAAAGGCGACTTCATAGTTGGAGCAATTCATAAGAATGAATATTTCGTAAACGTCCTTAAAGGAAGACTTTGGGTTGTGAGTGAATTCGGAGCGAAAGACTTAACGGCTCCATGTTCATTTAAAGCGAAAGCTGGTGTAAAACACATAGGTTTTATTATTGAAGACACTGTTTGGTCAGATACACACAAAGTCACAACAGAAAGCATCGAAGATGCCGAGAAGGAAATATTTGTGGAATCATACGAAGAATTAGATGAAAACATAATCGAGGTAATAGAATGTCAGGCTTAATAGCAGGCGCAACTCTAGTTGGCGGGGCGATAGCCGGTAGAGGTGCTAAAAAAGCAGGTGAATCTCAACTAGCTGGCACACAGGCTGGAATAGCGGAAACAGGGCGACAATTCGACCTTACAAGGGCTGATCTAGCCCCGTGGATGGAGGCTGGTGAACGTGCGCTAGGTCAATATGAAGAATACGGAGCGCAACCCTCAAGAGTATTAGAGGGAGACTACATACCAGCAGTAAGTCCTTTCCAGTTCGGTGCGGCAGAATTTGAACAATATAAAGACCCCGGCTATCAATGGCGAGTAGGTGAGGGTGAAAGAGGTGTAAATCGTGCTGCGGCTTCTATGGGTCAATTAGGCTCTGGAAACCGACTTAGGGCATTGATGGAGCTTAATCAGCAGATGGGTTCTCAGGAGTTCGGACAAGCCCGTGGACGCGCCCAACAGGATTACGCTACAAACGTACTAGCTCCTTACCAAAGGGGCGTAGACGCTTACGGACGGGCTTACGGTGCAGAAGGAGACTATCTTAACCGATTAGCGGGACTTTCTAACGTAGGACAGTCTACGGCTACTAATCTAGGTCAGTTTGGTGCTAGTGCCGCTCAGAACACCTCTAACATGCTCATGGCAGGGGGGGAAGCTCAAAAAGAAAGCCTAATGGGGCAGTATGGAGCATGGGGTAGTGCTTTAAGTGATTTAGGTCGTCAATTCCAAGACTATAACAAACCTCAAGGAGGATACGGCTCTGCTGGTGGAGGCGGGGGCGTACCGTGGGTAAACCCTGATACTCAGCGAACATATACTTGGTGAAAAAATGAATGACATAAACCCACCATGGAGATGATATGCCAACTAATTCATTAGCACAATTCGGCCCTGCATTATACGAAACTATCCGTAAAGGCTTCTATCAAAGACCAGAAGAAAAACAGGCTAATCGCCTAGCTCAACTTCAAACAGAGACACTTGAATACGGTCTTGAGAGTAAGAAAAAAGCTGATGTAATGGCAAGACAGAAGTTTTCTATGGAAGTCATGACTAAAGGAGCAAATCACGTACTGTCTGCTACACCCGAACAAATGCCCGGTCGATATGCTCAGGTGCTTCAGGATATGGGTAAGATGGGTGTGGATACAAGCCAGATGCCACAACAGTTCACACCCGACGTTCATGAGAAGCTAAAGATGTTTCGTGAGAAAGCAAAACCATTGTCGCCTGCTGGTAAGTTAGCTAGAGATGTCGAGACTGGAGTTCTTACACAGGAACAAGCCGATCTTGCGAGGAAGGAGCCTAAAGAGCGGAGAATAATTAAAGGTGCGGGAGGGTATCAGCGATTTGTCGATACTGGGGAGAGGGTATTTCCTACCTCCGTTAAAACAGAAAAAGGAACCACTAAGACATATAGACAAGAATATGATGATGGTAGAGTAGGATTACATAATAAGGAGGGCGCTTTTCTTAGATACCTAACCGATAAAGAAGGTAATCCAATTACAACAGGGGTTAGTGAGAGAGCGAAAGGTGTGGGAGTCAGAGCAGGGGTTAGAGAGAAGGGAATTCAAGCAAGACACGCGCAAAAAGAAGTTCGTTTATCGGTTGGACAATTAACAGATGACTATAGGGCTGATCGAAAGAAAATACTTGAAGTTTCTCGATCCGTAACAAAGGTTGAATCATTATTGGCAGAACCTCAAACTCCAGCAAGGGACTTGGCTTTACAGAAAGAAATCTCACAATTATTCGATACAAGCTCAAGAGCTGAATCAGAGGTTGGCGCATGGCGTAACTTCGGTGATTTACCAACAAGACTTGCTGGTGCAATCAGTCGGTTTACAACTGGTGAATATGTGCCCGAGCAAATAGTAGAACTTGAACAAATTGTCGCTTCATTAAAGAATGACTTGGTTGTTCCGTCCATGAGAGAAGTTGACAATATTTATACCAAGCAAGCAAAAGAATTTAAGATCGACCCTAAACTAATAATCAGAAAGAGTGTTATGCCTAAATGGAAAATAGAGAACGGCGTAATGGTTGAGACTAACTAATGGGATCAATATTTGTACAAGGGATAGGCGAGGTTGAGATTGCCGGTGATACTCCCACCCCGGAAGAACAAAGTGTTATTGCAAGCTCTATGACTCAACCGGAAGACTCAGGGCGCATTAATTCCAGATGGTCACTAGCTGGTGACGCCTTTAAAAAAGGGATGATTGATTTATTATCTAATGTTAGTCATTTGCCGGGTGGTCAGATAACAAAAAAAGAAGTCCGTGATGAATACGATAAAATAGCTGGCGTTAAAGATATCATCCCAGAAGATAAGATTGATGAATATATTGAGTCTATATCAAGATTTGCTGGCGCGTCTGTAATACCGGGAACTGGTGTAATTGCAAAATCATCACAAAAAGCTCTTGCAGCCGTTACAGAAGTGTCTAGTACATTATTTGGTGGCGCCGGCGCAGTATTAGGCGGGGATATTGCAGAACAATTAGAAATACCTAGAGAGTACGGGGAAGTAGGTGGCGGGTTGGTTGGAGGTATTTTACCAATAGCGAGTCAAGGACTTATTCAAAAAGGAGTTGCGAAAGGCAGGCAATTACTAAAAAAGGAAAGCCAAGAGGCTTTTGCTCGTAATCAAGCTAGACAGGAAATTGAAAGTGCTATAGCAACCGATCCAAGAGCGCAGGCTAATTTGCAGCGTGCAGAACAGTTAAAACAAGATATACCGGGTTTTGAACCCATGCTTCCACAGGCCGTTGGTGCGCCCGGAATTGTTGCTTTAGGTAAGAGGGTGGCAGAAAGAACCACTGAAAATCTCAATAAAACAACCATTAGAATGGATCAGAATATTGATGCTATTCAAAGAAAATTTGAAACAGATTTTCCGGAAGCGGCTATTGATGCGATAAAGCCAGCAAGAGAAACTCTGAAGCGTACTGAATTATCACTTGAATCTGATCTTACAATACTTAAAACACAACAAGATGAGCTTGCTGAAAGGTTTTCAAGAAAACTCGCACCAGAAATAGGCGAGGAATTAAGAGAACTAAGAATTGTTGCCAAGGATGCTGCTAGAGCAGTAAAAAATAGTAAGTATATTGATGCTTATGAGGCGGCGGAGGCTCAAGGTGTTAGGGTTCGCGTGGATGATGTATACGATGATGTTAGGTCAATAATCAGAAGTGCTGATTTTCAAGAAACTGAGCTTCCGTTTGTATTTAAGCAGGTTATATCAAAATACAAACCAGCTCAATCAAAGGGAGTGGAATATAGTTTAGGAAAAGGTATTACTGGGCAACGGCAGATTGATGTAATAGAGCCAACTACAGTCGATTTCCCTGAATTTCATTCATTAATAAGGCAAACGAACAAGGAAATAGGCGCGGCTCGCGCGGCTAATGATCCAACGAAAGAATATTTCTTGATTAAACTTTCAAAGAAGTTAGAAAGGAAGCTGGAGCCACTGAGAACTGGTGATTTTGGAGCTAAATTGAATGAAGCCGATAGATTTTGGTTGGAAGATTATCATAATGTATTCCGTAAAGGCGTTGGCGGGAAAATGGAACGGTTCAACCGCTTTGGTGAAATCACGCCTGATGAAAAGATTGTTTCTGATTTAGCCTTTAAATCTAAAGCGTCTTTAGCCCAATTCAGAAGATTATTTCAAGATACCCCGGAAGCAACGGAATTATTGATTGATGGGACACTTGATATGTTCTCCAAAGCGGCTGTACGAGATGGAATTATAAAGCCCAATCTAGCTAAAACTTTCCTTAGAAAACACAAACACATTCTTGATGATTTACCAGAAGTAAGCGGAATTTTAAGAAACGCTGATTCACTCAATGATGCGCTCTTATTAAGACAGTCAGAAGTTTCAACAAAAATGTCTGCATTAGCCAAGAGCCGTCTAAGTAAAATAACAAAAATTGATAATGTAGACGATGCTATAGAAAAAGCTTTAAAAGACCCGAAAGAGATGTTTGCTTTAATGGGGTCAGCTAGAAAGTCTCCTGAAGGGCGTAAAGCATTAGCGAGAGCTGTAGCGGATCATGTCAAATCAAAACCCAATCCATATCAATATATTCTTGAGAATGAAAAAAATCTTTCTATGGCTTTAAACCCACTAGGCAAAGATCATCTCAAGAATTTAAAAGTTATTGCAGAAGCCGAAGAGATATTAGCGAGAGCCAAACCACCTACCACTGTAGATATAGGAAAGACTATACACGACCCTCTTGAAAGAAGGATTGGAACAACAGTAAAAAGTGTTATTTCTCAATTAAGGGCTGCTGCACAAGGTCGTGTTTCTCAGCAATATGTATTTTCTGATATATCAGGTAAATTCATATTCAAGATTCAGCAGGATGAAGCACAAAGGCTATTAGAAGCTGCTATTTTCGACCCAGATATTTCTAAAACATTAGCTGGGCTTGCAACAAGAGAAACAATGACAAAAATTCAATCCAATAGAATAAGAAATCATTTGTATAGTTTAGGAATTAAATCAATCGCAACAACCGAACAATCGGAGTAGAATATGGATCAAATAACAGCATCACGAAAAGAATTTACAGGCACTAATGCCGAAAGAACGGCATTAAAAAAGACCACCCTCAATGCCAGAGATACATGGCTTGAATCAGATACAGGTGATGAGTTTGTATTTGACGGGAACGGAGCTTTAGGTAGTTGGGTGCAAACAAGCGCAGGCGGCTCGGCGAACACAAATCCAAACCATCAGGCCGGTGAACGTGGTGTAGATGTTCCGGCAACGAGTTATCTGTCTGTTGTTAATGAATGTCAGTGGGTAACACCTCTTTCTGCAACAGCATTTACAACATCTGCGGCTAATGATGCGTGTTTAATCGGTATCCATATTCTCACTCAATTGGTGGGGACTGTTACAGTTACAGGGTTTCAAAGTTCCGATGATGTAGCAGATAGTATACTATTCCCCATAGCCACACCCATCAACTTTTATCCTTTCTACGGCGCTATAAATACAGCAGGGGCATTAACGGTGACGTTATCAAGTGGATCGGATAATTCTGACGTAGTCGTTCTATGGAGAGCTAAGAAATAATGGCTAGAGCAGCCACTCCGCAAGCTCGTTCTGCATCTACTGATAGGGGAGCGTTGCCTCAAGCTCGTTCTGACAATCCACAGTATTATGAAAATACTCCGTGGATAGAGTTGTTCGATTTCACTGACGCGGCACTGTCTTTCACTCCGTCATCCGGTGTTGTCGAAGATTCTGTTGACCCTATAACTGGAAGGCCAGCATTGAAATGGTCTGGTATGGATGTGGGAGCAGTTCTAAGTGGGGGTAGTTTTACTCCCACCACAGGATTTACACTAGACGATATAAAAGCGCACCCCATAAGGTTCAATGTTACCGCTGCCGAATCCGGCACAGCTATGCACATTAATTTTGGTATGACCAGTTTAGCAGTTGGGGACAAAAGGTCGTACTTCTTTACCGCAGATCAGTGTGGTGTAGGAGCTAATGGGCTATTAACTCATTTTGATATTGGCACTGATCCCTTTAATACATTGCGAACATGGTCAGGTACGGGTGACACATCTTTAACGGTGGATAGGTTTAGTATTTTATTAGCTGGCAACACTACTAATCAGGTGCTTTATTTTAGCCCGATGGAATATGGCGGCAGATCAAACCCTAAAATTATGTTTGGTATAGACAATCATTCTAATTCTTTTGGGGCAGTTCAATCAACAATCCTTCCTGATATGCAGGCACTTAACTGGCCGGGGTATATGGCATGGTCAAGCGGTGAAGGTCAGAATGATTGGGTTGGCGAAACTGATTTAGCAGACTCATTATCAATGGTTTACGACGATAGCTGGACAGTCTGCAATCATTCGCTCGATCATGTGTCGGCTGCGGACTTAGATTCTAATTATGCGGCAGAGGGTTTTTCATCAGCCGTTGAATATGCAAGACAGCAGTATTTGGATAATGCTGCAATACAGGTCTCTGAAGGTTTCCCGGCTGAGCATGTGTACAAATACTCTGCTCAACCCGAAAATGGCATGACCGCGAATCTGAAAACAGCACTTGATGGTATGGGTTTTTTGTATAGTAGATCAATATCCCCGCCATTCATTGAATCTACAACAATGCAATATAATCCTAACTGGTCAGGATGCTATAGCATTGTATCGAAAACATCAGGTGATGTACCCATTGATGCCCCTGCAATTATTGACTATGTATTGAACGCGGCAAAACTTTTAGGATGCTCAATTAATTTCTTTTCTCATGGAGTACATGACACGCAGGGGGCGTATACAACTACTGCCCATTGGGATTATTTCATTGCAGCCATTACCAAAGAAAGGAACGATGGTTGGATTGATTTAGTTTCTGTTGATGAGTGGTACAAAGGATTAACTAATCCAAGAATTAGTACATAAGCTAATGCCTAAAACATATATAGCAAGAGAATTTATTAATTGGAGCAAATATGTCAGATAAACGTAAAAACTACTTACTTGGTATTCTGGTGAATCATGCCTGAACAAACTGTAGCAAAAGAACTGATTAATTGGGGATATGTTGCCTTTAGTGCGGTGGCTAGTATTCTTGGAATCAGTATAAAGAGAGCATCTGACAAAATAGACCGACATGATAGAGAACACGCTTCAAGGGAAGAGTTAACAAAATCAATTAACTCAGTACGAACAGAAATCTCGGAAGGTAGGAAAGAAAATGCCGATAGAATAGACAAATTAACCGAAACAATCATTCAGTTAGTGGCTAAGAAATGAAGATAATCCCCCCTATTCGTGGTAACGACGAGCAAGGCTCTGGTTATTTTGGAGCGCCTCGCGGTGAAAAGACCCACAGAGGGGTTGATCTGGCCTGTCATAAGGGGTCTATAGTCCTAAGCCTTACTCCGGGGTTCGTAACCAAAATAGGATTTCCGTATGACCCATCAGACCGCCTCAAGGGACATTTAAGATACGTCCAAGTGACTTATGACGAAACAAATTACAGGTACTTTTATATATATCCTACCGTTAAGCTAGGGAATACCGTAGAGATAGATGAGCCTTTAGGAATAGTTCAGGGATTGACCAAAATATATCATGGAATAACAGACCACTTTCACCTAGAAATTACCCGTGACGGAATTTATTTAGACCCAACAAAGTTCTTAGAGTCAGTCGATTGATCTTATTAATGGCAGAGAGTAGAGGAGTTGAACCTCAAGCGTTGCCACTCACTTTGGTTAGCAACCAAGCCCATTCACCGAAATGGATTACTCTCTAAATGGCAGAAGGCGGAGGAGTCGAACCCCTAACACGCAATGGTCACTCACGGGTTCAAACCGTGTTGCCAGCCAACCTAGCAGCGCCTTCCTTATTTGGTACCCTCAGTGAGACTCGAACTCACAAATCACGGTTTCTAAAACCGCTGGCTATGCCAATTCGCCTACAAGGGCATGGTGGAGAGAGCTGGATTCGAACCAACACGGAACTAGCCGACCTCCGGGTTACAGCCGGGTGCCCTACCTAATGGGCGTTCTCTCCAAAATGGTGCCAGTGGCTAGATTCGAACTAGCAACCCACGGATTTTAAATCCGTTGCCTCTGCCTATTGGACTACACTGGCTTGGTCTGCGCGGTTGGATTTGAACCAGCGGCTTCCCCGTTCCAAGCGGGGGTGTCTACCAAACTGACTTACGCACAGAAATAAAAAAACCACCTATAACTTTCGCTATGGTGGCTTCTTGGTACTACTTGTCCGAAAAAACTACATAGCTGTCCGATCCGAATAACTCGGCGAGAGAGATAAATAGCTTGATGGCAAAATATTCATTAATTTATGATACAATACAGGTATCCACAAAGTCAACAGGAGAAACCCATGCCAACATTACTAGCTTTACTAATTCTATTCGCGAATAGCGCAAGATAATGAACATAATCTTACAGATATTCTTATCCACTTTAGGCTTGTGGTTGTTCTTCATAGCTGCTGCAACATTAAGAGATAAATACGGTGGCGATAATAAATTCATTAAAGCCTTTATCGTAGCTTTTGTGTTTTGTGATGGAATTTATAATATATTATACGGAACCATATTGTTTGCCGAGATACCCCATCCTAAACGACTTCTTTTGACTGCAAGACTAAAAGATATTCTCAGAAGGAAGAAGTCATGGATTGATAAATACTGGCGCTATCCGTTAGCGGGATTTTTCTGTAAATATCTAATCGAACCTTGGGATTTTGGACATTGCTCCATCAAATGAATATATTTAGCGCATTATTCGGGGGTCAAAAGACTGCTGAAAAAACAATCGACTTTGTAACGGATTCGGCTAAAGGAGTGGGTAACTGGATTGATGGTCTAAAATTTACCGATCAGGAGAAGTCTGAAGCCAATACTAAGACGCTTGGAATGGTACTGAAGGCCATAGAGCTGACAAGAGGTGAGAATAGTACCCGTAGCGTCACAAGGCGTTATTTAGCATGGTCAATCATGGGTTCTTATTTGCTCTTAAATCTTGGCTCGGCAATAGTATATAAATTCGATCAAGAATACGCTGAATATCTATACAAAGTAGCCAATGAATCAGGATTAGGCGAATTATCTTTAGGGATTGGAATGTTCTACTTTTTGACTAATATAGTCAGAGCAAATAAGTAAATCACTTCCTATCAAGTTGGTTTATGGAAGATACTTGTCAAGTATGTGCATAACGCCGCCAGCTAATGACTCAACTTTTGCATGAAATAGCGGATCACTCCTGTATTTTAATATGATAGACTCTGGTGTTTCGGTGGCGGTCGGCATCGGACAATCTAGCCTATGTTGATAATTTATAAAGGCATCTGTCAAATCATCAGCTAATGATCTTCTATCAAGGTATCCTGTCGCGTAGTCATGCAGCTCTTTATATGCCTCACACGGATCAGCGCCATCAGGCATCATGCAATCTGGAAGTTTATTTAATATCTTCATCACTCTCCTCCCTCATCTGTTGTTAAGCGTTCTTCTGTGGGTGGGTCATGGGATATACCTCTCATACTGATGCAATCTTTTTAACCCGTCTTTGTTTTCTTCTTTTAAGTTACCCGCATAGAACCAGCCACTTGCCGCGCCAAAGGCGATAAAGCCTTCCATATATGCGTTGTTTATTAAACAAACAATTGTTAGCATCAAATATATAATTGCTGTAAAATGATTAGAGTTCATCACTATCTCCTTTGAGGGCTTCTACACGCAGATCAAACCAATTCTTACCATTAATATCCATAGTATAAATACCATCAATATCTACCGTTACAGACCTAACCATTGTTTCTAATAAGTGTATCCTCTCCTCATTCGCCGCAAGCTGCCTCTCTAGTCCTCGTATTACTTCTATATTAATTGCTTCACAATGAGATATATCCTTATTAATTTCTAAAAGGGCTTCATCGTCATCTTCGTGGTAAAACTCACCGTTCTTATTCTCAAGCATATCTTTCCATTTAACTGACCACTTATACCGCTTCACTTTATCACTTCGCATTATATATCCCTACCTCTACCGTATCTGGCTCCTCATAGCCACAGCCTAAACAGGTAATAAGGGTTATAATTAAGACTATGGTTTTCATTGGCTATTCTTCCTATCTGTTATGTGGCCTTTTACCCAAGCAACACATCTTTTAAGCTCAGTATGGTGATCCTGATATCCACTTAATATCTCTCCACATTTCTTCCCTGATTGACCATATTTTTTATCAAGCTCTTCTTCTGTCATATTACCGAATTGACGATTGGCACGAAATAGATTGTCTTCCGCACCGGCCATCGCGTTTTTTACAATTTCTAATACTTGTTTTTTCATCTCACCTCTCCTATCAAGTTGGTTTATGGGGTTGGGCTTAAATATACTGTCCTTGTGGCTCTACCTCAAACGCGTCTAATTCTTCATTAGCTTTTTTTAATACGATTTCTTTATCGGTATTCCATCTACCTTTATTATAATCATTCCAAGACATGTGATACTGCTCAATTACATATCTATATTCCGTAATCTCATTTCTAAATAAAGGCTTTTTAGTTCTGGTTTCAATTCTAGCTCTAAATTTATAGAGCATGGCAGCATTTGTCCCATGCACAGGATATGCAATTCGCTGATTCAATTCTTTATTCATTCAATCTCCTCCTCATCAGGGCTTACCGTATATTAAACTGTGGACAAAATTCAGAGCAGCTACAATAGTTCTCACATCTTACATATGAGCCGGGCCTGAGTTCTATGGAGATTCCTGTTTTTAAATCACCAGTGAGATTGCCGTCTATCATTTCTGCGCTATTGGTATGACCGTTATCAACACACCATACAACCGCATCAAACTCACTTCCTAACAGTCTGAGAGCTGATTTACGGCCTTTTTTCATCACAGCCCACACATCATCCTTCTTCCACCTTTCTTCGTCTGTACACTCAACTATAAGCCCTTTCTCGGCGGATTGATGCAAAAGAACGCGCTTCTCCATGAAATCCATAGCCTCTTCTGGTTTCCACATCGGAACATCAATAACCTCAACCTTGTTAGGGTATCCACTAAAGTCTCGTAGCATCTCAGAATTACGCCAGTCTTTAGCGAAAGCCACTATTTGAAGTTTCTTGGGGTGAGGCATTAAATCATCTTTCCTCACTAAAACAGCTAATAAATTCAATTGCTGCTCCCATTCTTTCTTCCCATTCGCCAAAGCGTCCTTGATAGCCCATACAGAGGTCATTTTGAAGTCCTGTAAAGCTCTCAGAACCGTTAAAAGGTCAAACTGGCCTGATACCCTTACTCCGCCTATTTCGGCGTGTATACGCTGTTCTGCTATGTCTCCATCGTCTACGCATCTTTCAAGGATATGATGTACGGATTGCCCATAAAGAGACCACAAACGATCTGATACGTCCTCTACAATTTCATCCTTATGCCGAAGCTCAAGAATTCTCATTTGAGGCGGTTTGATTAAAGTCGTTACAGAAAGTGTTCCTTTATTATCATAAGGGTCACGAGTTACAGCATTGACCACTGACTTTGGTAGATTTAACCTATTTGTGTATTGCATTGTTCCTCCAGTGCCGTCCTTGGCTATGGTTGATTAAAATGGCACGTCAGAATTATCGCTTGTGCTTTGTCCTTGTGGGCTTTGCATAGCAATATATTCATCAGATTTCATTATCTGATTCTTGAATCCATCGGATATTTTATCAAATGTACCCTGATCAAACTCACTTAGATCAAACATAAAAACCTCATTTTCAGAAGATGGTGCTTCAAGTCCTTGGGGTACTTTAATGAGGGAAGCTATTTCAGCTTTATCATCACCGTTACCCTTTTTACCATGAATGATTGTTAAGTAAGCGGGTTTTCCCAATAACTGAGCAATATCATATTGGGAAGCTTCTTCATCAGAATCAAATGCCGCCCCCCTCCAAGACTCTACACGTTTACGTAAATTCGCCTTTTCATTCATTGAAAGAGTAAGGAACTCATATTGCACAAATGGATGCTGATTACCATTTTCGTCAGGCTCCATTAATGCGTTACATAATTCAAATCCCCACGCTATTTTATGCTGACTTTTGCTATACATTTCATTCATAGTTGTACCAAGATCAATAATACGAATTAATCTTGAAATATAACTATCGGCTGGTGGTAATTGAAAACTACCACTACTTGCTGGTGCTGTAAATGCCATCTTTATTTCCTCTTGGTATGCTCATTTGTCACATGACGTTCGAGCGTTAAAATGGTGCTTCCTGCGAATCTTCATCCTTTATTCTGTACGCTAAATCCTCCTGATTACGATCATCACTCCACTTCTCTCTTCCCTCGTCATATGGATCAGGTGACTCAGGTAGGAATATACCTTTCTCCTCATTGGGTAATATCAGGTCTTGCATTATTCTGCTCATTATCTCCCCCAATACGCTGTAAATTTCAATTTATCGTCAGGATCAGGCGGGTCACGATCTTTATTATAACAGTCTTCACAATAATCCACTGTACTATTATCGGCTAATTCAACCTCGACTGTTTCCTCAAAGTCTGTAGGTTTAGAGCAGAGATAGCAGCGTATTATACTCATGATGCCTCTGGTAGTTTAGGTAAAGATTGCCAATGAGTTACGTTTGACCAATCTTCCGCAATCTCTGTATCCCAAACATCAACAGTTCCTTGCCGTGATTCATATTGAATATATTTCCCAATTACAGGCTCAGGATATATTTCTTCAACTACTAACACCCTCTCACCATAATCTGGTAATTCATCTTCTACTGAAATCCATTCCTTCATGGTGCCTGAAACCTTAAATATTTAGGAAGGTCGTTAATCTGGTTAATAAGCTCCCCTTGTTTTCCAACACTCACCCCTATTTGATATACCGCAAATATCTTTCTGGTTTCGTATTCCTTATAACCATCATGCTCTCTAGTGAAATCAAGGTCTAGGTAATCAATATCTGATTCAAATTTATCTCTTATTTCGTCCATTATTCCACAACCTCTATGTATTTAACGGCTGTTCTGAGTACAGTGCCATTATTTCCAAGAGCGCCATTCTCGGCTCTTTCTTTATTATCATAAATGCCATTACAGCGCACATTTTCATACTCATTAACATAGATGACCTTTGGTTCTGGTACAATTTCGTATTCATAAGTACCCCAATCCCATATTGGGAATGAAAAATCAATAATCTCAAAACCAACGCTACCCCGTTTCCGATACCGCACCTTCTCCCCATCTTCAAAAGCCTGCATTACTTTAATTTTATCTGCTGTATTCATAATTCCCCCTTTAACCACATAACATTATAATATTGGATTAATGTTCTTCAGGGCTGTTTCCAGCTCATCCTTGTAGTATTTCTTGTCACCAATAGAGATTGTTTCACGCTTGGCTCTTTTTTCTTCCGCCCTAATTATATTCTTAATATTTTCTTTGACATCATACCAATAACCATACCCTTGAGGGGTGTCAGACCAAGTCATAGCCACGCTTATATCTGATGCTATACTCTGTAAGAGTTTTAAGTTCATATCATTCTCCATAGTTTTTATTGATAGTGGATTTAATAGACACTAATCTAGCACACCTAGTTTCAATATGCAAATATATTTAGCTATTGCAATAAGCGCAAATCCATGTATACTTCGAGAATGAAAATAAAAACACATGCAGACATAATTGGACTTTGGCCTAATATAGATGATCTTTCCAAAGACTTAGGAAAGAAATTTAATACCGTCAATTCTTGGTCAGGTCGCAATCAAATCCCTTCTATATTCTGGCCTCAACTTATTAAAGCCGGAAAGAAAAGGAATATTGAATTAACTCCTAAAATATTAATGGATACTCAGAGGAAATGAGCTTCCCAGACATAATTATGACAGTACTAGGTGTAATAGCGGTTATTTGGTTATCAGCAGTAGGGTTATACTTACTTTGCGTGTGGATTATTAAGAGGATGAGGGGATGAAAATAGGTGATGAGACTAAAATCTTCCTAAAGGGTGAAAGCCCTTGGGGAACTATATTAGAGATTGCTGGTGATAAAATCAAAGTTCGCATAGATAGTAAGTTATTTTTTGATATGAGTGAACACGAGCAAGCGCAATTCCTTAATAAAGAGTTTGATGAGGTTGGTAAGCTGGAAAACCCGCATGGAAAGACTCAGGGTGATGAGGTTTGGTGTGAACGTGGTGAATATGGTGAATGGGTTGAAGTAAGCAATTTGGGATAAATATGAAACCTAACAAAATAGAACGTAGAGCCGCTACAGAGCGCAGAAGAGACATAACGGTACTCAGCTTCCCTATCAGAGATGATCGCGGTTGCAGGGTGCTTAGAAACAGGCGTACAGGCATTGTGAGAAGGCATACATGAATAACTTCACCACACTTACAGACGAAGAACTTAAAGCCCTTACAGCAAGGATAGAGGAGCTAGAGAAGGCTCTTGAAGACATTAAACTGTATTACAAGGACAAAAGGTTTAATCGGGCTATAGTAAATCCTATCCCGTTAATGATAGCAGAGAGAGCGTTGAAATGATTGATAGTATGATTAAGGATTTTAAGAAATACGCTAGGGTTTGCGGACTAAATAACGAGTTCTATATTTATTACGGCGGGAAGTATCTACATAATGACGGTGTTGTTCGTAGTGATTGCTTTACTACTGATGATTATAACTGTTTCTTCACTACCCAACAAGCAGCCCAAGCCTTTTTTGATAAGTGGAAGAAAAAGCATGTATGAAAGATGTAAAAAATGTGACGGTAAAATGATTATTTCTGATTACATAGAAAACACATACACAGGGATAGGGGATTTTGGAGAACACGATGTTGTTACAGTAAGCTATGGCGGTAGTGGTAAACATATAAAGAATGGTGCAAAGAAGTGTGAAGAGTGTGGTTGGAGTGTAACTAAATGAAAGAAACACACCCACCAACACGGGGAGCTACTACACACGAGATATTAACGTATTTAGAGTATGAAACTAATTTAGTAACTAAGGCAACATACCGTCAGATATTAGGAAACAGGATTGATGAATGGAAGATAACTGAACTGAGGAAACAGATAAATGAAACCGTTTGATCTTGGATTAAAAGCTTATAGCGAAGGTGAAGACTCTGAGAGTAATCCTTATAGCAAGAATGACCTTCGACATAATAAATGGGATGATGGGTACTATTCAGAGAAGCGAGACTGTGAGGATGAGGGTGATGAAAACAATCACTAGGAAGATGGTTGTGCCTGATTGGGCTAATTGGATAGCTCAAGACCAAGGCGGAGATTGGTTTGTTTATGAGTTTGTGCCAGTTGAAAATCAGTTTGGATGGGAAGCACCTGATGGCAAAGAAGTTCATTTGTATGAGGGGCTACCTAAGAAAGCGTGGCGTAGAACATTACAAAGAATTTAATCAGACAAGCGTAAGAGGATAGAGTGATGGAAGCAATAGAGTTCACTGAACAACAAATAGTGGACGAGAAAAACAGATTCGCTCCTTTCGATGCAAGGATGCTGCCAAAGAATGGGAAAGGGGCTGAACATAGGACTGGATACTGCACAAGATGCGGAGGCAGATCATATCCGTATGCTTTATGCAGGAAACATAGAGAGTATGGGTCTGTCAAACGGTCTGTTGATAGGCTTGTTGATGCTGGTGTAGTTGAAAGACTTACAGATGGCAGAGGTAAGAAGGGTGGTGCAAAATATATTACGGTTGGGGCTGTAAAACAAAAACCTTATGTTCGCAAAGATATAAGAGTTGGACGTAATGCTATTTGTCCATGCGGGAGCTGTAAAAAATACAAAAAATGCTGTGGCAAATAACACTTGCAATTCCAACAAATAGGCTTGATATGAACTCAGAAGCCCTAGAGACTGAAATACAGCAGAAAAAGAAAGACCTTAATTCTGCAATAGTCCGTAATGATGTAGCGGCAGCACTTAGTATTCAAGACGAATACTTTAGGCTGATAGATAAGAGAGCTGAGATGAAAAAGGAGGAAGGGTGATGCTAAATTGGTTTAAAAAGTTAAAAGAAATTGTGGCTTGTCATAGACAATTAATGCACTTGTCTGGAAGTTATGAAGATGATCTCGTTTGGTTGAATAGAAAAATAAATGCAGCAGAGCAAATAATAAAGGATAGAACAGATATAAGTGCGGATGTTCATTTTCATGGTCATAACCGAAATCAGATTATTGTTACCGGAAGATATAGAAAGATGGATTATGTTCAAGTTTTTACTTTGGCTGATAATGAGCTGGCTTCTTTAATAAATCAATTAAGAGATATGGAAAGATTTGGTGTTGTGGACAAGGTTGACGCAATTCGTGATATGAAATATGTGATTGAGCGAGAATTACAGCTATAACTAAAACCTTATCGTTACCATAAGAAAACGTAACTAGACATGAATATTTACCTATGGTATAAAATAGAAAAGGGGTTGCAAGAAGCAACCCCTATTGAATCGGAAAGTTTTGACGGACACCGACTCAGATTTGAGCCAAAAGTACCACAAACTAAGTCACCCGTCAAATTATTTCTGATTCCGCAAAGAGACAGCGATATGTCTAGGAGCGGCTTTGAGATCCGGGTAGAAAGTTTCCGCAGAGCACCGGCCGCGTACAACTGGTGTCGTGCCAGCTACGATAAACATCGTTGATAAACTCCACGCGACGGCCAAAATTTCATCCAAGGTCTGATGACGGTGCAGTATTTTAAATAAAATTCCTTAAAATCAAAAGATTAAAAGAGGTTATCCAATGAGTAACTTATGGAATCCCACTAAAGACGATAAGACTTTTTTTAATAGGGGAGAACGAAAGGTACGAATGTACAACTACAGACGCGAAGGAAGGCTTACAGAAACTAAGTGTATTTGTGGAAAGAATATCTATTTATTGGACGGAAAGAAGAAAATCACAGTAAATGGAGCAAACCATACGTGCGTAGCTTCCTGTAGACCTGTTTTAAAAGGCTAAAAGCATATTAATAGTGAGGATAGATTATGAGTGAAGAAGAAGATGATTCTTTATGTTGCCCGTCATGTAAAGGAGATTTAGAAAGCCTAGATTTACAAGTAGGAATACATGATTTGTTTTCATTGGATGACAGTAAAGAGGAGTGGGGGTGTCCGTACTGCCAACAAAATTTGTCTATTGAAATGAAAACGACCTATATTATAGAGGAAATATAACAAGGGATTTATGTATGGAAGAGAAAGAATTTAAAATAATGTATGACCTGACGTGGACTTTTGAAGACAGGAGCAAGGAAAGCCAAGTGCAGTTTATTGATAGCACCGATGCTTATAACGCTGTTGCAACTCTGCAATATGTAATTGGCGGAACCGCTAAAGCAGACATCATAAGCGTAGAAGAAACGAAAGGTTAACCCACCCCTAACATAGGTGTAAATGTGAACCAAGAAGAATTAAAAGCAAAACTTGATTATGATCCTGAAACTGGAATTTTTACGAGGGAAGGGGAAATTGCTGGCACTATTACTAATAATGGTTATGTGCAAATATCTATAAATAATGAACCATATCTAGCGCACAGATTGGCCTTTCTATATATGGAAGGAAAATTACCAAAAAATTGTGTTGATCATATCGACCGATGTAGATTGGATAATAGCTGGACAAATTTAAGACACGCAACAAAGGGAGAAAATCAGTATAATAAAAAGGATAACAATAAATGTATAGGGGTAATGTTTAGCAAGGGTAAATATTGGCGCGTTCGTTCACCTAGGATTAAAGGAGCAAGAATACATTTAGGACATTCAATAGACTTTTTTGAAGCATGCTGCTTGAGAAAATCATGGGAAGCTGCTAATAATTGGGTGGCTCCATTTGAGGGGGCGATATGAAAGCAGGAGATAAAATAAAAGTATTTACAGTTTATGGCGATACTGCTGATTATATAGTAGAAGAGTTTAGGTACTGTTTGGGCGTGTTTGCTAGCCCTCAGCATAGGGAAGCAGGATATTTCACCCCGTTATGTGATCTATATGAAAACGGTGCCGAGTCTGAGCAGAAATATATTTCTAATTATGGGGAATATTATTCAAATCAAGTACAAGCATGGATGGACATACCATGAACAGATCAGAAAAAAAAGCATTTGATGAGTGGTGGGGAATATGGACTTAATACTATACGACACCAGAAATATAAATAAGCTAGTGCCTTATGATGGTATACGAGACTTGTATCATGAGGTATTACACGAATTACCCAAGATAGCCAAATTAACCACGGCAAGGAAAACAAGTATAAAACGTAGGTGGATAGAAGACCTGCATACACTGGATGACTGGAAGAGATATTTTGAAATCGTAAGTGAGTCAGCATTTTTAATGGGGAAATCTATAAACGGCACAAGGACGTTTAAAGCGAATATTGATTGGTTAATAAATGAATCCAACATGGTAAAAATAATTGAAGGTAACTACCATGAAGACTAGCCTTGTAAATCAATTTGAAAAACCTAAGTCTGATAAAATACCGCCAAGACCAGACAATTGTCCTTGTGGGAATAAAGCTGACTACTTTTATGTGGAGGTATGGGAAGGACAGAATGTTAAGCGTGGCGTATATTCACAATTTTCCGTGCTTGGCTCAAATGACGGATTGCGCCCGGATTACGAATTTAAAGAGTGGGTAGTGACTTGTACAAGCTGTCATTCAACGGATTGGCGAGATGAGCTAATGAACACAGCCGTTAAAGAGGGCGTGAAAGTGGCTTTAGAAAAACACACTACCCCCGCCAAACCTAAAGAAGCCCCTGAGCCATTAATAGATGAGGAGCTTCTTGTTAAATGCGACAGAAGAGATAAGGAAGAAAAAGAACCTCTTACACAAGATGAATTGAACCAGATTCTTGAAGATGCAAAAGCAGCCCATAACACGAGAGAATTATGACTGAATTTATAGAAGGCAAACCATGTAAACATCACGGAACCACTAAACGCTATGCTCATGGAGATAAACCCTGTGTTCAATGTGACAATGAAAGAAGCGCGAGGAATAGAATGACAAACTCAAACTATAACAATGCTATTAACCCTGAACAAGTAGCTTTACTAGGTAAATACAAACTAGTACAGGCTACCAATAAAGAAGGTAAGGTATTAGGATGGGCTTTGCCCGGAAATAAAATAGTAACGGCAGAAGCCTTAGAGAGAATAGCCGTAAATAATATGCTGTCATTACAAATAATGACTACAAGTAAATTTGGAATAGATGTAGAGCCTATTGTGATTAACTAGGAGATAGATATGTTGATTGATAGCGTAACAAGTATAACAAAAAGAATGTTTGGTGTTGCTGGTGTTATCGTTTTGGCAATTGCCATATTATGCTTTATTCCTATGGTTGCTTTGTGGACGTTAAACACATTGGTAGAGTTAGGAGGCGGTAATTTCTATATTGAGCATACGTTATTTTCTTATTTTGTCGCATTTGTCGCAGTAGCATTAATGAATAGCGGAAGCTCTAAGAGTAGCGATAAATAACTAGATGAAAGACCTATTCTATATAACTATGTTAATAATCCTATCTAGGATAGCCCTATGGCTGGAGATGGAATGAACTTACCTGACGAAAAGAAAATAGGCCAAGCCCTAAATTACTTAGGGGAAACGGACGAATCTTATGCCCAAGCAAAAGCACGTGTAAAGGCGTTAGAGCATACCAGAAAGATCATTAAGGCTGGTATCTACCTAGACGCAGAAGGCACTAACGGAGAGCGTGAGCAGAAAGCATACGCAGATACAGCCTATAAAGAATGGGTAAGTGAATATGAAGATGCTATACTTGACGAACAGACTTTAGGCGCAAAGAGGAAACGTGCTGAATTGACTATAGAGGTATGGCGCTCATTAAATAGTGCAAGGAGCAAGGGAATTATGATATAATTGTGGCGGTCATTAATGCAATAGGAGAATAAAATGATTTGCTCAATTGGCGGGTGTGATAGTAAAGCTGCTGGCAGAGGGTGGTGTCATAAGCATTATAAAAGATGGCAGACTCACGGCGATCCTGAATGTGTAAAGAATAATAGAATACACGGCATGACCCTAAAAGAACGAATACTTGATACGGTTGTTAAAGAAAACGGGTGTTGGATTTGGCTTGGCAGTGTCTCAAAGAAAACTGGCAGACCTAGATTAAAATATAAATGCAAAACTACATCTGCTCATAGGGTGGCATTCATAGCGTTTAATGGAGAAATTCCTAAAGGGCTAATGGTTCTTCATAAATGTGATAATAAGATGTGCGTGAATCCAGATCATTTATATGCAGGAACTCATAAAGACAATATGTGGGATAGGCGGGTACGCGGGATAGCTGGAAAAAGAGCTTTACATCATAAAGCTAAACTCACTGAAGAAAGTATAAGATTTATTCGGAACTATAGTGATTTAACGGCAACTGAATTAGCTTCAAAGCTGGGGGTGTGTATTAGCACTGTTTGCAGGGTAAGAAATATGGCTACATGGAAAGAACCAATTAATAATGCGAACCAAAGAAAGGGGAATATATGAGTTATTTTTATTTAATATTTTGTGGGTTGGCAGCATTTTTTTTGCCCCATTTAACGCATGATAGTGTTGATGCTGTAACTCAAATAATGCTGCAATTGCTTTTTATACTGGTTGGGCTTTGGGGCGCATTTACTTTTTGGAAGCATGAATAACGCAATGGGATAGAATGATGGGCAACCAAGATAGGTGGAATAGGAGAAGATGAAGAAGCTTAAGGATAAGAAGTGTAAAGCGTGTAAGGGACTATACCCGCCATTCACTTCCACCCAAACAGCCTGTAGTCCAAATTGCGCGTACAAGCTTGCTACAGCCGCTAGGGAGAAGAAAGAAGCTAAAGAGCTACGAGAACGCAAGAAAGCATTAAAGTCCCGTAGCCAGCACCTAAAGGAGTGTCAGGCAATATTTAACAAGTACATCAGAATGCGTGATGCCGGCCTTCCTTGCATAAGCTGCGGAACGACTAAACCGAATATTCAATATTGCGCTGGTCATTATCTTACACGAGGCGGTCATCCTGAATTGAGATTCCATGAAAAAAATGTGCATAAACAATGTAATCAATATTGCAACTTGCAGTTATCAGGAAATATTAGCAAGTACAGAATCAATCTTGTGGAAAAGATAGGATTATCGGAAGTTGAGAAATTAGAGGGAAAGCATGAAGCAAAGCATTATACTATTGACGAAATACAAGCAATTAAGGTAAAATACAGGAATAAAACCAAAGAGTTATGACTATTTTAACAGGAATAGAGCAAGAAATACTAAGCCAGCAAATACTTAATGAAGGTTGTAAATTGTGTGTACACGGATACCTACCAAAATCAGGGGAATATATCTGTAAAGTAGGAGCCAAGCACCCGGCATGTTTAAAAAAGGGCGGTAAGTTTGAGTTAATAGATGACTGAGGGGGAATGATGTACGAAGATAAAAGTTTAAAGGATATATGGGTTTCCGGGATTGTGGCAAGCGGATTAGAGCTAAGGTTAGACTTTAAGAATGACCGCCACCACGCGACACAAATTAACCCCGGCGATTCTCGTAAACAAGTCGCGCAAAAACTTAGAGCGTTGGCTGATAACCTACTGAAGGACAAAGAATTAGATTGATAACCCCATAGGAGGAGAATCTAATGAGTGAAGAACTATACAGACAGAGAGTAATGAAAGGCGAAAGGCCGGTAGAGGATGGTCTAATGAGTGAAGATCATGTGAAGGTGAGTGAAGAGCTATTACCTTGTCCGTTTTGTGGTGATGATGGTGACTTGATTTACGATAAGAAAAAAGACGCATGGTATATATGTTGTATAAATCTTAAAACAGACACGGATACAGATTGCATTCTAAGTGCGCTAGATTATCTAATCTCGTTTTATAGTAAGGAAGAAGCAACAAAAGCTTGGAATACAAGAGCCTAACAACCAATAGGAGAGGTAAGGATGGGACAAGCTAAAAACAGAGGTACATTTGAAGAACGTAAGAAGCAGGCTATTGAGCGCGATGAAAAGCTATTCCTAGCCAAGCGTGAAATTGAGTTACGGAAACCATCACCAAAACACGCTCAATTGATTGGTATAATGGCTGCAATGTCAATGAGTAGACGTAGATCGTTTTTAACCCAACCATAACAAGGGGTATAGAATGAGTTATCATGGCGATTGTAAACATAACTGCGGTGGAACTGATTGCCCCGCGCTGGAGCCTATTGAATTTATTTACAGCATACGTTCAACGCCTTGTGCCCCCATTGAGTTTTGGTGGCGAGAAAACCCGTATTCATGGACGCTAGATTACTTCGATGATTGGAGATGTGTAGTTGATTATTTGAGATATAAATATAACGTAACCCATTAATATACCCTATAACGAATATACGGTAAAGAGTATAGAGCTATGAGTGAAATATGAAACCATCAATTGTAATGGCTATGCAATCTCACAGAGCCAGAGACTATCTATCAGTGGGGAGAACGACAAAGGTAAACTTCGACCCATTCACAGCCGCCGCCATGTGTAGAGGCGTTCAGAGGAAGCACTACCTAGCCGCCAGAGTCCATTATTGTCTTGATTTGTCGGGTATTCGGCAACTAGAAAAATGGCTTATGTCAGTAGCGCAAGACTTTGAAAAACAAGAGAAATGGAGAGTGCCAAAAGGAAGAAATTACTTAACAAACATGTGTTTGCTTGCTATAATTGAAGCTCATGGAAGTCAAGATATGAAGTTCGCAAAACAAAAGGCCGAATGGGTGGGGGTAAGTGAGTCCCAATGGAATAGAGTATGGCAAACAAGATACGAGGCTATTTATTTACGGCTAATGGGTTGGGTTGATATAGCGACAAGACAAATAATAAAAAATCAATATGGGTCAAGTTAGATATCACAGAGTATTTCAGAGGGATGAAATTTATAACCAACATAAATTATGTTGTGTGGAGGGATGCGAAATACACAGGGAAAAAATAGAGAAATACTGTTATCTACACCAAAGGCCAGAGGAAGAAAGCGAAGAACACAAGGAAAGGATGTGTTACTTCATAAAATCAGAGGATGATACGCTATTAAAAATAGGTAAAAGCAGGGATATAGGTGCGCGTCTTGCATCATTACAGACAGGCTCACCACAAAAGCTTGTTTTGATAGGCATGTTTCCCAATAATGGGAACTTGGAAAAGAAGCTACATAAGCGGCTAAGACAGTATAGAACACATGGAGAATGGTTTAAAATTGAAGGGGAAATTGAGGAACTATTGTGTATTGTTAGATCAGGTGATGACATTAAATTGATTAAATATCTGAAAAGTTAGACGATTGTCTTGACAACCGCAATCGCTAGACCTACAATTATCTAGAGTGGATTAGCATCACTTAAATGTTAGTGTAATAAGCGCATTAAGACCCGATAACCCTCCAATAAGGCAGCGCAAATGAATTCTCTAGTGGGTAGCCGTGACTGGTGAGAGGCTAAAGATAACGCAGGATAAAAGTATCGTTTGGCCTTTACCTGCCATAAATAATTAATTATCGGCACTTGTCATGCTGAATGTAGTTATTTATGTAGACCTTACCTAGTTCATAAAGAAGACCGAAAGAAGTGCCTGCTATTGGTACGCAGGAATAATAAAACCTCCATAGTGTGTATTGTCCCTAGTGAGCTTATTCTCTGTAGTCTAGGGGCTTTTTTAATTGGATTCACTACTTATTGTAGATGAACTTACCGAGGCTTCGGATAGCTGAGCCAGCGTAGCAAATCAGCGTCCAATCTTACAAAGTACCCACAATCCCGCTCAGGAACCCTAAGATTCTTTTAACTTAAGGCTTTGTTTTTGTTCCGTTATGGGAATTCCCATTTCGGGGAAAGCACCCCCAGAGGACTATAAGCCGTAGGGGTAAACGGGTTACAACCTTGTGGTTGGTGCTGATGGGTCTATTTTAGATAGCTTATCCATAGCATTGTTAAACTTGCGCTTATGTGTTCTGACAGACGGAGAGATATGTTCCGCCAAGCCTGCGCCGCAACTATAATTGTCAAGAGCATCATGATAGGCGTTATAATGCTTTTTAGCTGCCGTTTTTAGTATAGTGATTTCTAATTGTTTAAGCACATTAACCTCCTAACACTGGTATTATAAAATATAACGTAACTAACGAACACCACACAAAGGCCAATAAACCTATATAGTAGTACGGTAGGAAGCTCACTAGAGTATAAATCTTGCTGTATTTTTGCAAGATACCTGTATATCACCGACGAGATGAGTAATGATATCAACGCCGTCATTGTCTTTACATAATTCGGTAGCCCGAGTAATTTCACCGGAATTTACAGAGCAGCCAGTTAATAAAATGGCTATAATTAGTAGCTTTTTCATAGTTTTAATCCTCTTTAATGGTTAAGTAATAGTAATAAAGCCATTATACCTGCGGCTAAACAAGCCGCTATAAGAGCCAACACCCATTCAGGCACCTTCTTATTAAGGAACATCTCAGGGGTATACCGTCTAGGATAATACCTATGTCTTTCAGTACGGATACAGTTTGATGGCGTGTTAGATTTCATTAGTTAACTCCTTATTGATTTGATATACCCAAGCTTTGGAATGGTATTTCGGGGAACGGTTCAAGTATCCCTTTTTATACAAGTGATAAAGATGATACATAGCCATTGAATGGGACATTTCACCCATTTCGGACAATTTATTTGAAGTTATATTGCCACAAGCAGATATAAGACTAATTATATTTGTCTGATATTCAGAGATGAGTAATTTATTAAACCCCTTAGTATCAGAAAGGATGCAGGCTCTGATCTGTTTAGGTTTCATGATTCTTCCCATTCAATACGGGCATAACAGCCTTCAGGGAAGTGCTTATAAACTAATTCATCGAATTCGGTAAAAGTATGATTTTTACGTTCTCGTTCAATAAATACTTCTTTATTGTAAATAGAATAGCCATCTTTTAACTGAAGTTTATAACTATTTTTCATTGGTTCATCAGATAAAATACCGACAATAAAAGGCTGTTTCGACGGGAAATTAAAATAATTTCTTAAATCGTTATGGCATAATATCGGAGTATTGGCAATATAATAACAAGCACCTTCACTAAAATGTTGACGTAGTTTCAGCTTAAACTCTTTTTTCATAATATACACTCCATAGGGTTATATAGTTAGTTAAAGCCGTTTATAAATTTACGCATTTCTTCTGGTGAGCCACTATTAACGGCCAGCATACCCAACAGAAATGCTATATGGGCACTATCAGAAGTTTCTTTATGCTTACCTAGGTCACTAAGTAGTGAAGAAAAGGCTTGCTGATTATCGCCAGCATCAACATATTCTAAAGCGCGGTCTTTGCACCATTGTAAATGTTCTGATCTGTTCATTATTTACCCCCTAGTAAGTCAACAGCCTTTAGAACCTGAACACGGGTAAAGTCAGCTACCTTACGATTATCAAGCTTAGCGGCCTCTTTAATGGCTTTAAACTCTGTTTTAGTAACCCGAAGCGGGATTAATTTAGTACGGTTTTCTTTCATGTTAATTCCTTTGGTTAGTGGTTAATTGTGTACATCTTTAATGTGCATTGATAAGCCAGCTTTTTTGACTCGTTTACCACATTGAGGACAAGATACTTTATTACTGCTTATTTTTGAAAGTCTTTCTTGTTCTTCACGCGCTTGGCGTTCATAACTAATAGGGAAGCCGGGAGATTCTGTACCGTAACGGTCCAGATTAACATCGCCTATATATTCACCTGTTTCTTCGTCAAGGATGCCTTCAAGCATCATGTCGGCTATTTCGCCCATAATATTTACCTCCTAAAGTGAGTTAAGAACCCCTGCCACTATCAAAACGATAGCAGACAGGATGTAGAAACAAGTTAAAATGATACGTTCAAGCATGGTTAAGCCTCAATCGGATTATTTATGGTTCTACCAAGCGCAAGGCCAGCAAGCTGGACACCAGCTGACCACTCTTTAGGGGTACCGTTAGAGCCAATGTCTATATCATCACCAAAAATGTCTTTAGCAACGGCTAAGGCAGCTACAACGAAAATATCATAAGGCTTGTAGGCTGTTTTACAGAATTCAAAGCCTACAGTAGTTCTATTGAGTAAAAATGTTTCGTGTCCAGCATCATTAAGGCCATTAAACCTGACTATTTCAGAAGTTAGTTGGGGCGGTTTGTCAGTATTGTCATATTCAAAGGCAACTGGAATATGACAAGCATTGACTACCTTTCGTATATCGTCTGAATATGCCTTGAATTTATCAGCATCAAGTACGTTTTTAGTTGTAAAATAGTGTGTGTATCCCATTAGTTTGCCCTCCATAGGGTATAGTGTTAAGAGTGATTATGAGTGAAGCGGCCAGTAAACGCCCAGCCTTTCGGCTTAGTTGACTTAGCCCCATGAAACCAAATAGTTTCACGATAGCCAGTTCTCTTATTAATTCTTGTTATTTCATGTAATGTTTCGGTAACGTGTTGCATGTTTTTACTCCTTTAGGGTATAGGTGTTAGTTAAGGCAGTAATGCCAAGCATTCGCCGGTTAGGAAGTAGTTCATACGTTGCCATATAGTAAAATTATTATCATGCTTACCTGATTCTATTTCATGTGCATATTGTCTTTCTTTGGCGGCGTATTGCTTCTTTTCTGATTCCGTTACATGACTAGCGAAGCCAAAATCTTCGTCGAGGGCGTGATCTGCAAGGGAGTGATTGATTTTAGCTGCGCATATTCTGGCTTGTTGTATAGTTTTCATATCTTTACCCCTTATAAGTGTCTTGCGCGTTAGTGTTAACGTGTGAATCTTGGTAAAAAGAAGTTTTCCATTTCGCCGGAATCGCGGTTAATGTTCTTCTGGATTCCATGAATATCATGACCGAAATTAAAATCATCGGCATCAAAAAGCTCTTTAAGCTTTAATTTACTTGCTATATGCGCGGCGGTAATATCCATTTGTAATGATATTTTATCATCCCACGCAAAGCCTGATGTGATAGCTCGGTTAACTATCTTGTTGATAATAGCCGTATCTTTCTTGCTTATTTTGTTCCAGTTAATCATAATTAACCCCCTTAGTGTGTAGATAGAGCATATACTAAAAGTATACAAAAGTATACATTAATATTAATTAATTACCCCAAAACATTCTTATGGCTGACATAAAATATATCTTCCCTGAATACATAGAAGAAGAAGTAAAAGACAGTCCTTATGCTAGTTTAATAATGCTGTGGGAAAACAACCTAGCCGCAAGGAAAGAAGTAGTTAATACTACATCAGAGATGATATGACAAAACAACAGCAAGAATGGCTTGACCATTACATTGACACTGGTGACGCAAAGGAGGCCGTTAGACTTGCCTGCGGGTGTAAAGAAGAGTCAGTGAAGGCCAGAGCCAGCCAAATGAAGAAAACAATGGCCGTCGAGATAGATAAACGGTTAAAAGAAACACTCGGCCAAGATTCAATCAAAATGCTGAAGATAATCAGTGACCTTGCTTCAAACGCAGATAATGAAAGCGTTAAACTAAATGCAGCTAAAGACTGGCTTGATAGAGCAGGATATAAACCTATCGACAAGACATTAGACATAACTCCTGAAAGACAGATAGACGACATAGACCAAGAGATAAAGGAACTACAGGAAGGCATAGCCAAGGAAGAAGGTACTAAACTGAAGGTAGTCAAATGAAGGAATGGGTACAGTTAATACTTAATGGTAAGAGACAATGGCTATACCTTAACAAGGCTTCAGTTAACCATAATGAATGGTGGGACAATAATCAGAATATAAAAAGACCAAGTACCGGTAAATAGATAACCATCACACTCACTCACCCATCCCCGGTATAAACACCATACAGCCCATCCTAAGCCTGTATCTATAGGTAAGGCAGGGGTAAGCATAGATAGTCCTGTAGACAGGCTCCTATACAGTGATATAGATAGTCTAAGGCTGGATGAGGGGGGCACGGAGGGTCATTAGGAGTACTGATGTGTATATGGGATATGTATTACTAACTTTTCGGGAGTATATCCATTACCAACTATCAATGACTTAGCTTAATTAGAACGCATATGTAGACATCTACGGACGACAGTGATACCATTATGGTACTTACTTAGGGGGTGATATATGTATCCGTGGTATAATGAGTTTGAGGGAATTTGGGCGCAGCAGCTAAAAGAAGAGGCTATTCGCTTAATTAAGCTACAACCTTTCTTTGATTGCTTCTATCGAGGCACACAATGGAGCAAAGGGCAACGGGAAGTGTTGAGATTACGTGGTTTAGCCGAGCTACAGATTAACAGGATTATAAATGACCGACCTTCTCGCTAAACTAGGTTGGTCACAAGCCTTCTTCGCCCGTAAGGTCGGAGTCTCTACCCAAACTGTCTCAAGGTGGTGTAATGGAGAGCCTAATTCAGTCGCTATGACATATTTAAGATTAACCGCTAGATTGTTGGGGGTGTAGAATGAAAAGACGATTATTTTTACAGGGTTTATTGGGGGCTAGTGCTTCGCTTCCTGTATTAGCTAAGGTTCCTATAGAGGAGCGGCCTGTTTTAGATGTTAAGGCTATTTCAGAGAAGGTATCCGGGAATACAATAATTACTCCCAGCCAGATTACCAGAGAAGCGTTAGAGGTCTACAATGAAAATCTCCAGTGGTCTGCTGCTGAACAAGCGGTTTTACGAGGAAGAAAAAGCCCGCCTTTAGAGATAAATCGTATAACACGATAGACCCGTCAAAATCTAACCAAGCCGCCTCCGGGCGGTTTTTTAATGCCTATGTCAAAAGAACGATTACACCAATTACTTACTGAGAAAGCCAAAGCCCTTAAATACGACAAACTGAGAAACTTCGACCCTTACGTGTGGCAGCAAAAGTTTGTTAACGACAAGGCGATGTCAAAAGGACTGCGCTGTGGAAATCAGCAAGGAAAATGCACTTCGTTTAGTACGGTTATTAATACGTCATCTGGTAAGAAACGGATGGGTGATATATTTGGTACTGAATGTGAGGTATTAACCTTTCCCGACAAGGAGCCGAGAAAGGTCTTAGGATGGGTTAGGAAGCCTAAAGAAGAGTGTTTTAGAATTACGATGTCGGATGGCCAGTGGATTGAGTGTCCAAAAGGACATCGAATTTTGGTCGGGTCTGACTACCTCTTTGTTTCAGAGATTTTACAATCGCTTCCCGACAGCGTCTTTTTCCGTCAGGAGTCCACTTTGGGCATTTGCCGGTTAATTCATGCTTTAGATGTTCGGCGTTACTACCAAAGACTGCTAGATTATCTGGATGATTATTTAGTGGATCGCCGTCTATGTGATGGACAACTTCTTTCCGACCAAGATAGCGTCCAAGTTTTTGCTCCATTACAAGACGATGCTCAGAAACATAATTGCCTCTGGTTTTATTTGGATGGTTTGGCGAGTAAATGTACAAATATCCTTTCACGAGGCAAGTACCGCCTTTCCAATCTGGGTGACGCTCTCCGGACTTCGGCCCAGTACGTTGTTTCTTCAAACCAAATCGTTTCATCCGGCTTTCGATCGTTCTTCGATGACAGCCAAAATGGTCAGCTATCAAACGGGTTTGAATGTCATCTGCAACCATTTGACGTAATACCTCTACATCTATCTGAATCTTATCAGTACCCATTATTATCTCCTGTATCCGTATGTGGAAACCATATTGTATCAATCAAGTCGGTTGGCTTCAAGACTTTATATGATATGGAGGTTGAGGGGAGGCATAACTATATTGCAGGCGGAATGGTTCATCACAACACATACGTTGGTTGCGCTGCTGATGCTTTTGACCTAACTGGGGAATACCCTGATTGGTATGTGGGGCATAAATTCACCCATCCTGTAACGGTAGTTGTTGGTTGTATCAATAATGATAAAACCCGCGATATCCTCCAAAAAGAGCTTTTCGGTAATCCGATTGAGTGGGAGAAAGAATTAGGGACTGGCTGGATACCCAAAAGGTGTATAGGGAAGATACAGAAGAAACGCGGAGTCCCAGATGCCTTTTATAATGTAAGGATTAAACACTTCACGGATGGGGTTTTTGATGGATGGTCACAAATCGTCTTCTTAGCTTACGAAATGGGTAAGGCGACATGGATGGGACATAAAGCCCACGTTACCCATTTAGACGAAGAACCCCCTGAAGAAATTTTAGAGCAGGCATCACGAAGTTCTATCGCCACCAGTGGCCGGATCAGGATTACATGGACTCCTGAGAACGGAATGACCAAAGTAGTAAAATTGGTTCAGGATAAATGGAGTATGCACACAGCAGAATGGGCTGATGTTGCGGGAGAAGACTTCACTATTGAGGTTGAAGGAGAGGAGTTCGAGTTTAAGACGGTTTACACGTTGAAAGGTCGAAAAGGACATCTTGATAAAAAGAGCGTTCTTTCTGCCCAAACAAATATTCTCCCTTATCAGATGAAGATGAGGATGAGAGGAATACCCGTTCTAGGTTCAGGTTTGGTCTTTGCTTACCCTGAAGACCAGATTAAATGCGAGCCGATGTCATTTCCAGACCATTTCTTATTTCTGGACGCTTTAGATTTTGGTGGATTGAGTTCAACGGCTCATCCAACAGCCTTCGTGAGAACCGCATACGACCCTGATAATGACGTTATATACATCTATGACGGATTTCGCTTAAAAGGCCGTGAGATACCTGAGATTGCCTCTCACATCATAATGAAGCCTAATGCCGACATTATTCCCGTAGCGTGGCCGCATGACGGTAATAAAATCACTGGTCAGGGACAGTCTACAGCCGATCAGTATTTAGCTGCTGGTGTGAATATGTACGAGACTTTTGCTACTAATCCTCCGGCTGAGAATCAGATCGAAGGCAAAGGCGGGATTCAGATAATGCCCGGAATTACGGATATGTCTACGAGAATGGCAGATGGACGTCTTAAAGTCGTAAACACAGTAAATGATTTTTTTGAGGAATTTAGACAATATCATATGAAAGACGGAAAAATAGTCGATGTTGATGATGATTTTATGTCTGCTACACGATACGCAGTTATGTTTAAGAGATTTGCGGTTAAATTAGAGCAACCAAAGCCTTATGTGTCGAGTTTTGAGAATGTTGGCGGGTGGATGAGCGCATGACTGACGAAGAAATCATTGAAGAAGCGGTAAAACGCTTTAAAATCGCCGTTGATGCCGAATCCCTAAACCGTGAACTAGCGTTAGACGACATAAATTTCAGGAATGGCGATCAGTGGGAAACAGGGATAAAACAGGAAAGGGAAAGAGAAGGACGGCCTTGTTTAACGATTAATAAATTAGAACAAAGAGTCGATCAAGTCACTGGCGATCAACGCATGAACCGCATGGGGGCTTTAATTCGACCTCTGGACTCAACCAATTCCTATACCGAAAGAGTAGAGGGCGCTAATTTCACTCTCGCTCAGATTTATCAGGGAATTATTAAAAATATCGAAAATGTGTCTAATGCAAAATCTGCCTACGACATGGGATTTGACCACGCTGTAGGCCACGGGTTTGGATATTGGTCGATTTACACCGAATACAACGATGATGACTCTTTTGACCAAGATATTAAGATTCGAAGAATAAATAACTCCTTTAGGGTGTATTTAGACCCCTCTGCGGAAGAAGTCACTAAAATAGACGCTATGTGGGGCTTTATTACTTCTTTTGTTGATAAAGAAGAATACCCCAACGCTAATTGGGAAAGAGGTCGCGGTGAACACCATGAACTATGGTATGAAGGAGAGAAAGTTCGTATAGCGGAATATTTCCGTAGAGTAGAGATGGAAATAATCATCTGGAAGACCTCTGATGGACGTGTTTTGAAAGTAAAAGACGACTTCATGGACATTAGGGACGAGCTTATTGCAGAAGGGATTACGCGCGTAAAAGAAAGAAAAGGGACTACTTATAAAGTAGAATGGTATGAGCTAAGTACTAATGAAATTTTCAGTAAGACCGATTTTCCTTCTAAATACATCCCGATTATCCCTTGTTATGGAAAAGAACTAAACGTAGATGGAAAAACCATTTATCGTGGAGTTATAAGGTACGCAAAAGACCCCCAGAGAATTTATAACTATACAAGAACTGCGAGTGTAGAACAGGTTGCCCTTGCACCTAAAGCTCCGTGGGTTATCGAAGAAAGCCAAATTGGCAACCATAAGAAAATGTGGGATACGGCCAATGTTAAAAACCATGCTGTTTTACCTTATAAGAATAAACCCGGTGTTCCGCCACCTCAAAGACAGGCTCCTCCTCAACCCTCTAGTGGGTGGTTAGCAGAAAGCTCAATATCAGATCAGGACATAGACGCTTCTTCTGGTCTTTATAAGGCTTCTCTTGGTGCACCCTCAAATGAGAGATCAGGTAAGGCGATTAACGCCCGTAAGATCGAAGGAGATGTAGGGACTTATCATTTTCACGACAATAGAGCTTTAAGTCTTCAGCATACCTATGAAATTTTAGTAGACATGATTCCCCGTGTTTATGACAACGACAGGATTGTAAGAATCAAAACCCCTCAAGATAAAGAGGAGATGATTAATATCAATCAGGAAATATTTGATGATGAGTCTGGATGGGTAAAGATATACGACCTTTCTCAAGGTAAGTATGACGTTACCGTAGACATAGGCGCAAGCTACACCACTCAGAGAGAATTAGCCTCCGAAGGTATGAAAGAGACTCTACAGTACGCTCCTCAACTAACACAAAAGCTACTCCCACTTATTGCCAAGAATTTAGACTGGCCGGGTGCTGATGACATTGTAGACGTCTTAAAAGAAGATGAAATTACACCAGAGCAAGTACAGCAGGCAGTAGAACAAGCCGTACAACAGGCTCTTGCTGGTCAAGAGTACCAAGTCAAGCAATTTGAAGCCCAGACTAAAAGACTTACCGCAATGGGTAGTATCGAAAACGATGAAGAAAATCTTAAAGTCGAGCTTCTAAAAGTTATGGAATCTGCCGAAATATCAGATCAGGAAGTCCATACAAGAGCAGTAGAATTAATCAACCAAATAGGTGAACCACAACAACAATAGAGGAAATAATTATGAATGATGCTGTGCAGACAGAAGTTCTCGACGAGAGCGAAACCACTGAGGAATCCCAAGAGGAAACCTTACAAGCCACTGAAGAAACTGTAGAAACTACAGAAGAAGAGAATGGCGAAGCCAAGCAATCACGTTCACAGAACGCCAAACAACGTCTTAGACGAAAGTTAGGTGAATCTGAACACCGTAACGCGGAGCTTGCAGAAGAAAACAAAAAACTGAATGAAAGATTTAGCGCACTTGAAGACAAAGTAGATGGTGTGATTAATCCCGCGCCCCCAAGACCGGCAAGGGATAGTTATGAAA